ATAAATAAATACAGAAAGCCAACGGTGGCTAAAAAGAAAGATTCAAAGATTAGCTTTGTAAATCTATCAACTTATAGTTCTCCTAAAATTGTAGAATCTAAAAGCAATCAGTGGGTTGAATTTGGGGCTCAAAATAATTATTTTCAATTTTTGATAGACCGTTATAATGGAAGTCCAACAAATAGTGCAGTTATAAACGCTATTTCTCAAATGATTTTTGGTAAAGGTTTAGATGCAACAAACAGTTCTAAAAAACCAGAGCAATATGCTTTAATGATTTCTTTATTTAAAAAGGATGTTGTCAGAAGATTAGCTTACGATTTAAAATTAGCTGGACAATGTGCTATTCAAGTAATTTATTCAAAAGATAAAAAAACAATTCAAAGAGTTGAGCATTTACCAATTGAAACTTTAAGAGCAGAAAAATGTAGTGCAGACGATAAAGAAGTACAAGCATATTATTACCATCCAGATTGGGCAAATGCAAAGCCAAGCGATGAACCTAAAAGAATACCAGCGTTTGGTGTTTCAAATAGTCCACAACCTATTGAGATTTTATATATAAAGCCTTACAAAGCTGGGATGTATTATTACAGTACACCAGATTATCAAGGTGGCTTACAATACGCAGAATTAGAAGAAGAAGTATCAAATTATCACTTAAACAACATTTTAAACGGACTTGCTCCATCAATGTTAATTAATTTTAACAATGGAATACCAGATGAAAATGCACAAACAATAATTGAGAATAAGATAAAGAACAAGTTTTCTGGAAGTTCAAATGCTGGTAAATTTATATTAGCTTTTAATGATGATAAAGAATCTGCTGCTGATATTACACCAGTTCAATTAAGTGATGCACATAACCAATATCAATTTCTTTCAGAGGAATCTCAAAAGAAAATAATGGTATCGCATAGAGTTGTTTCTCCTATGTTATTAGGTGTAAAAGATTCAAGTGGATTGGGTAACAATGCAGACGAATTAAAGACTGCAACTATCTTAATGGATAACACTGTTATTAGACCATTTCAAGAACTTTTAATTGATGCCTTTGACCAAATACTTGCGTTCAATGGTATTGCTTTAAACCTATATTTTAAGACTTTACAACCTTTAGAATTTACAGATTTAGACAATGTAAAAGACCAAGAAACTAGAGAAGAAGAAACAGGTGTAAAGATGGCTAAACAAAATGAGGGTTTTGAAGATAGCCAAATGTTAGATGCTTTAGAAGGAGAAGAAATAGACGAAGAATGGGAGTTAGTAGATTCAAGAGAATATAGCGAAGAAAACGAAAACATAGAGGATTGGGCTAAATCTAAAATAAAAGAAAAGTTATCTATTATACAAAAATTAGCAAATGTAGTAACGAGCAAACCAAATGGGTTTAGTTATTTAGATAAAGGTTTTTACAAGGTTAGATACGAATATGCTGAAAAATATAGTAGCGGTAATTCAAGAGATTTTTGCAAAACAATGATGCAAAGAACATCTAAAGGCGTTGTTTATCGATTAGAAGATATTGATAAAGCATCAAATGCTGGAGTTAATAAATCATTCGGTCATAAGGGAAATAGATACGATTTGTTTAAATATAAGGGCGGAAAACAGTGTGGACACGTATGGAGTGAGCAATTATATAGATTAAAAAAGAAGACAGAAAAAGGTGCTAAACAAATTTCTAAATATGATGAAACAGATTCTATACCAAGCACATATAAGCCAAAACCAAGAGGAAACAAAGAATCTAAAATAGCACCAATAGATATGCCAAACGGAGGTGCATATCCATCAAGTAAATAAAAAATAAGATATGGCAACTGCATTATTTATAAGTAGAACGGATTTAGTAAAGAACACTATCATAGATGGGAATGTTGATACTGATTTGTTTATACAATATGTGAGAATATCACAAGAGATACACATACAAAACTATTTAGGAAGCAAATTATATGATAAAATATCTGCTGATATTATAGCTGATACTTTAACTGGCGATTATTTAACGTTAGTTACAGAATATATACAACCTATGTTAATACACTATGCAATGGTTGATTATTTACCATTTGCAGCATATCAAGTTAAGTCTGGCGGAATATTTAAACATTCTTCTGAAAACTCTGAAACTGCTTCTAAAGATGAAGTAGATTTTTTAGTACAAAANGAAAGAGAATTTGCAGAACATTACACAAGAAGATTTGTAGATTTTATTTGCTTTGATACTTCAAAGTTTCCAGAATACAATCAAAATGTAGATTCAGATGTATATCCAACTAAAAATGTAGGCGGATCAAATTGGGTAATATAATGAAAGGATATAAACCGAAAGCAGTAAACGTTGTTAAGTTGGAAAAGTATCTAACTAAAAAAGAAAAAAGTAATAAACAAAAATAATACAAAAATGAGTGTAGCATCAATTGTTCAAATAGATAACCAATATAAGGGAGATACCTATGATGGAGTGCAATTTACTCTTTTAAATACAGAAGATAGTTCTGCTATTAATTTAACTGGTGTTGCTATTAAAATTCAATTTAGATACGACTCAAAGATAGGAGGTATTCAAAAAGAAATTACAAATGGAAACGGTATTACAATAGATAATGCAGTAAATGGAGTTTTCTCAATAGATAGTTTTATTATTGATTGGTCTCCAGATATTTACTACTTTGATGTTCAAATTACTTTTTCAAATGGAATTATTAGAACATATATACAAGGAACGATAAAAGTAATACAAGATATAACAAATGGATAATATTACTATAATAGTTGAAGATTACCCACAAGAAATAACTGTTCAAGTAGAAGATTATCCACAAGATATAACTGTTGAAGTTACAAGTGATGGTATAACTGTCAACCAAGCAAACCAAATTATTGCAAATACTCAAAAGGTTGGTTATACTGATGCATTGGTTTCAGCTAATACAGATGTGGTTAATAATACTGCTAAAATAGGTATTACTGCACAACAAGTAAGCGATATTGCTACAAATAATAGTAAGGTTGAAATTACAGTTCAACAAGCGCGTGATATTGTTACCAACAACGATAAGATTGGAATTACTACTGAACAATCAAGTAATATTATATCTAATAACTCAAAGGTTGGAATTACACCAACACAAACAACTGCAATATCTGACAATTCAAGTAGTATAAATACTATAAATAGTACTGCTGAATTTTTATCTAATAAAGGTCAGGCAAGTGGATATGTACCTTTAGGTGCAAATGGAAAGATTTTAGAATTATATTTACCATCTTCTGTTATTGGTCAATCTTCATATATTGGAACTTGGGATGCTAATACTAACAATCCAACATTATCAGACCCAACTACTGTAAATGGTGATTATTATATTACAAATGTAGCTGGAACTTATTTAAGTGTTTCTTATGAAATTGGAGATTGGGTTATTTCAAATGGTATTGCTTGGGAAAAAATAGATAATACTGATGATGTAAAAACTGTATTTGGTAGAATAGGCAATATTTTAGCAAATGAAGCTGATTACAATTCATTTTATCCAACGCTTACAAATTTACCTAATTTAGTATCTAATAATTCAGCAGTTGCTTTAAACACGCTAAAAGTAGGAATTACAAGTGTACAAGAAAGTGATATAGTTTCAAACAACGATAAAGTAGGAATTACAACTCAACAAGCATCTGATATTTTAGTTAATAACTCAAAGATTGGTATTACTTCAAGTCAGGCAAATGCAATTGTAAATAACACTACAAAAACAGGAATTACAAGTGTACAAGCTAATGATATAATTACAAATAATTCAAAGGTTGGTTATACTGATGCACTTGTTTCTGCAAACTCTGATGTTGTAGCAAATATTGCAAAGGTTGGAATTACATCTCAACAAGTATCTGATATTTTAACAAATAATAATAAAGTTGGAATCACTACACAACAAGCCAACGAAATAATAGCAAATAATTCTAAAGTAAGCATAACTACACAACAATCAAATGATATTGTTGCCAATAATAGTAAGGTTGGAATCACTTCTTCACAAGCAAGTGATATAGAAGCAAACAATTTAAAGAATGGTATTTCTGCATCTCAAATTTCTGAAATAAATACAAACACTTTAAAGGTAGGTTACACCGATGCTTTAGTTTCAGCAAATACAGATGTGGTTGCTAACACTGCAAAAGTAGGTATTACAACTACTCAAGTCAACGAAATAATAGCTAACAATGCTAAAGTTGGTATTACAACTTCACAAGCAAATGAGATTGTCGCTAATAATGCTAAAGTTGGTATTACAACTGCACAGGCAAATGAAATAATAGCTAATAATGCTAAAGTTGGATATACGGAAGCATTAGTTTCTGCAAACTCAAGTGTAGCTGCTAATACTTCAAAAGTAGGTATCACAACTGCTCAAACAAATGAAATAATAGCCAACAATGCTAAAG